AATCTTGCAGAAACAATGGACGAGAGAACATTATCTCGTATGGCCAGTGAATTAGTTCAAGATTATAAAAAAGATAAAGAATCTAGAAAAGAATGGGAAGATGCTTACATAAAAGGTTTAGATCTTTTAGGTGTTAAGTACAGAGAAGTAAGTAGACCATTTAAAGGAGCTTCCAATGTCACTCATCCGTTGCTCGCGGAAAGTGTTACACAATTCCAAGCTCAAGCATATAAAGAATTAGTACCTAGCGATGGCCCGGTTAGAACACAAATAGTAGGATTACAAACCCCGCCAATTGAACAACAAGCTGACAGAGTAAAAGATTACATGAACTACATGCTCATGGAAAAAATGGAGGAATATACAACTGATATGGATCAGATGTTATTCTATTTACCATTGTCCGGTAGCACTTTTAAAAAAATCTATTACGATGAATTAATGCAACGGCCTGTATCTAAATTTATTCCAGCAGAAGATTTAGTGGTGCCATATTATGCGTCTGATCTTAAAGATACAGATAGAATTACTCACGTACAACGGCTAACGGAAAACGAAGTCGTGAAACAAATGGCGGCAGGATTTTATCGTGAGGTAGAATTAACAGGATCAGTAGATGACACAGATGAAGTTCAGAAAAAAATTAATGAACTTGAAGGTGTGAAAAAAGCGGGTAGTGATGATCTTCACACTATCTTAGAAATGCACGTTGATTTACATTTAGATGATTACGAAAAGTTTGATTCTCGTGCACAAAGTATAAAAATTCCTTACGTGGTCACCATTGACGAAGGCAGTGGTGAGATATTATCTATCTATAGAAACTATAGACCAGACGATCCAACATACAAACGAATAGAATATTTTGTTCATTACAAATTTTTACCTGGTTTAGGTTTTTATGGCTTTGGCCTTACACATATGATTGGTGGTTTATCTCAAGCAGCTACACAATCATTAAGACAATTGATTGATGCAGGTACTTTAAAAAATTTACCAGCAGGATTTAAGTCTAGAGGTATTAGAGTAAGAGATGATGACCAACCAATTCAGCCTGGAGAGTTCAGAGATGTGGATGCACCGGGCGGAAATATCAGAGAACAGTTTTTTAACTTACCATTTACAGAACCATCAGTAACTTTATTTAACCTTTTAGGTTTTTTAGTACAAGCAGGGCAAAAATTTGCAGCCATTACTGATAACAATATTGGAAATGATGCTCAAAACAGAGCAGTAGGCACAACTGTAGCCATGATGGAGCGTGGTTCAAGGGTAATGAGTGGTGTTCACAAGCGTTGTTACTATGCAATGAAGATGGAATTTAAGATTTTAGCAAGAATTATGGCTGAATCGTTACCACCTGAGTATCCATATGACGTTTATGGTGGTCCAAGATTTATAAAAGCATTAGATTTTGATAATCGTGTCGATATTTTACCGGTTGCAGACCCAAATATCATGAGTATGGCACAAAGAGTAATGCTTGCACAGACACAATTGCAAGTAGCAAGCTCAAATCCTGCAATTCATAACATTCACGAAGCATATAGACGTGTTTATGAAGCGTTAGGAACAAAACAAATAGAGGCTTTGCTAAAACCACCACCAAAACAGCCTAATCCTATGGATCCTGCGAAAGAAAATGCACGTGCATTACAAATGCAACTACTTACAGCGTTTGAATTTCAAGACCATGATGCACATATTGCTGCTCACATGGCATTTATGCAATCAAGAATGGTTCAAATCAATCCACAAGTCTATGCGTTGTTACAATCACATATTTCTGATCATATATCTTTCAAAGCAAAGATAGAAGTGCAAGAACAATTGATGGCAGACCCTAATATGGCCGCGTTAGCACAACAGGACCCACAACAATTTCAAATTCAGTTTGATAAAGCAGTTGCAACTGCAGTTGCAGAAATAACTGAACAATTGGTTAGAGGTGAGATGCAAGCACAAGCTGGTAAACAAGATCCTTTAGTTAGATTAAAACAACAAGAGATAGATTTAAGAGCTATGGACTTACAAAGAAAAGCTGCAGAAACAAAAATGAGAGCTGAAATGGATATGCAACAAGAAGCAGCTAAATTAGATTTTCAATATGATAAACTTTCGGAGCAAGCTGCACAATCAGACGAGAGATTAGAAGTAGCTAGAGAAAAACTTGCAAAAAAATAAAGATCCAAAAGTAGGCACAGGTAAAAAACCGAAAGGTTCAGGAAGAAGACTCTATACTGACGAGAATCCAAGAGACACAGTAAGAATAAAATTTGCTACACCAGCAGATGCAAGTGCAACAGTTGCAAAAGTAAAAAGAATTAACAAACCATTTGCTAGAAAGATACAGATCTTAACAGTGGGCGAACAACGTGCTAAAGTGATGGGTAAATCAAAAGTAGCATCAATATTTAAAGCAGGAAAAAATGCGATCAGAAAAACAAAAAAAACGTAAGGGACTTAGTGGAGGAGTAAGATATGGACCGCCCCCTAAAAAAGGGCCTAACCCACAAGGAATAAAAGTAAGTGAACGAAAAAAACTCTTACGAAAACTTGCCGGAAAAGCATAAGCTAATTTTTCTTGCAGGACTGTTTGACGGTGAAGGAAGCTTTGGTATATGGGGCAAAGGGGATGGTAGAAAATCATTTCAATGTTCTGTAGAGATGTGTGATCAAGATTCAGTACAAAAATTTGCAGAATTTTTTGGTGGAAGAGTAGTAAAACCTAGACTTAGAAAGAGTCATTGGACACAAACCTATAAATGGAAGCTATCAGGTGGTAGGGCTTACGAATGTATTGAGATGATGATAGAATATATGTGTTTACGAAGACAGGAGAAATACGCAAATGTGGTTTCAAGCAATTAAATTAGCAGTATCTGCAGGAAGTAAGATATACGCTAACAAGCAAAAGGCAAAAGTAGCAATGTCAGACGCACAGCTATTGCATGCAGAACGACAAGCTCGTGGTGAGGAAGCTTACCAGGGTAAATTGCTAGAAGCCCGACAATCAGATTATAAGGACGAGGCGGTTTTAATTATATTGACACTCCCGATTTTGGTTTTAGCTTATGGAGTCTTTTCAGATGACGTACAAGCTATGGACAAGATAAAAGTCTTCTTTGAGCATTTCCAGTCGCTCCCGAGCTGGTTCACAAATTTGTGGATCCTTGTCGTAGCGAGCATTTATGGTATTAAGGGAACTCAAATATTTAAAGGCAAGAAATGAATTTAATTAGAGATTTGCAGAAACAATTTAAAGAAAAAAGAATGAAAGATTCTGCAATAGCTCAACTTCGTAAAAGAAGTAAGGACTCAGTGGCTAGACCTAAAGCAGAAAAAAATATATTATCAACAGATAAAAGGATGCAACAGATATGACAAAATTATGCCCAAGAGGAAAAGCTGCAGCGAAGCGTAAGTTTAAAGTTTACCCGTCTGCATACGCAAACGCATATGCTAGCAAAATTTGTGCTGGTAAAATTAAAGATCCATCAGGAGTAAAGAGAAAAGATTTTAGAGGACCAAAACCAACAGGTGCTAGTGAAGGTGAATTTATAAAAAAACCACAACCACCTTTAAGAAATAAAAAAAGACCTAGAATACAAATGAGCCCTAGAGATATTGAATATCAAAAAAAGAAAAAAGCTTATGATGTTTTAACAGGTAATGAAGATAGAGGGCCAAGACCAAAAAGACCAATAAAAAGAATGAAAGTTGGTATGGCTGTTACTGCAGGTTCACAATCAGGTATGGGTAGATTACAAAAATCAGGTTTGATGAAAGCTAAAAAAGGTAAAGAAGTAGCTATTATGATTGCTGTTGGTAAACCTAAGAAAGCAAACAAAGGTGCAATCATGAATGTTGCTAACAAATTAGAAAAAGCATCAAAAGCACATGCGGGTCAAGCTAAAACTTTAAAATCACTTAAACTATCAAGAGGTGGTGGTGCTGCAATTAGAGGAACAAATTTTAAAGGTGTTTTCTAATGTACAAGAGAGGTACTTGTTGGGAAGGTTATGTTCAAGCGGGCATGAAAAAGAAGGGGAGCAAAATGGTCCCCAACTGTGTTCCAGCAGGTTCAAAAAAAATGAAAGAAGGTGGACTAACTAAATGGTTCAAAGAAAAATGGGTAGACATTGGAGCAAGGAAAAAAGGTGGCAAGTTTCAGGAGTGTGGAAGAAAATCTGCCAGTGGTTCAAAAAGGAAGTATCCGAAATGCGTGCCACTTGCAAAAGCCACAGCGATGACAAAGTCGCAAAGGGCTTCTGCTGTTGCCAGAAAAAGAGCGGCTAGTAATACTGGCCCTAAACCAACAAACGTGAGGACATAAAATGTGGATATGGAAATGGATAAAAAAATGGTTTACACCAAAACCAGCAGTAAAAATTGGTGTACCTGAAAAGCCAAAGGTGGACTTAACAGGTCTTACTAAAGGTGATATAAAGAAATTGAAAGCACAAGGAAAATTATAATGAGTGAAAAATTTTTAGCAATGGATCCAGAAGATAAAAAAAAATTTGCTGAACAAAGAAAAAAAAGAAAAAAATTAAAAGAAGGTGTTGATAAAATTATTAAAGATATTTACTCAAAGAAAAAACCTAAAAAGAAATATGAACGTTTGCCTCAAACAAGAAATAAACAACAACCATCAAGATCTATGACTATCGACACTACTACTAGTGCTTATGGAGACTCTGCTAAAGGAAGACCTGTACCTAAATTTAGAGATGGTGGTATGTGCAGAGGTGCAGGAGCAGCCATAAGAGGCACAAAATTTGAAGGTGTTTTTTAATTGCTAATATTTGTTATCTAAGATAAAAACTTTTTAGATAAATGGATATAGATACAATTTCATTAATACAAAGAAGATTAAAAAAAAGAATTGATCAATTAAAGGATCAAGCTTTCTACGGAGTTGACACTATGGAAAAACTGCAATATGCTAGAGGCCAAATCAGATCGTTAGAAGATCTGCAACAGGATCTTAAAGACCTGCTGTCAACAACGGAGTATGAAGATGAAGTCCACGGAAGTACCGAAGAGGACTGAAGCACTTTTAAACGCGTATAAAAACGAAGAAGAAGTGAAAACAGTTCTAGATCCAAAAGCGATCGAACAATCAACATTAGATAAATTACCAAGTCCCACAGGCTATAGACTTTTAGTGCTGCCTTATGCTGGCCCTAAAAAAACTAAGGGTGGTATTTATTTATCTGATACAACACAAGAAACAATACAAATGACTACAGTTTGTGGTCTTGTGCTAAAAATGGGAGATCTTTGTTATCATGATAAGGATAAATTTCCAAAAGGACCATGGTGTAAACTAAATGAGTGGATAATATTTAGTAGATATGCTGGTTCAAGATTCAAAATAGATGGTGGAGAAGTAAGAGTATTGAATGACGATGAAGTTATTTCAACTATTTCTAACCCAGCAGATATTTTGCACCATTATTAAGGAGGAATAAATGGCAGAAGAAAATAAAAGTCCAGAAGTAGAAATAGATACTGATGGCGTTAATGAAGAAACAGTAAACGTAGATGCACCAGAAGTTTCTAATGAAGCATTTGAAAAAAAACAAGATGTTGATTTAGGATATACAGATGTAACTGGTGGTAAAACTGCGAAAGAACTTTTAAAAGAATCTAAGGAAGAGCCAAAACAAGAAGTTCAGATTGAAGAAAAACAAGAGAAAAAAACTCAATCGGATGAAGAGGGCTTAGAAGAATATTCCGAAAAAGTTAAAAAAAGAATTTCTAAGTTAACTTTTCAAGTAAGAGAAGCTGAAAGAAGAGAGAAAGCAGCTACTGAGTATGCTAGAGGCTTAAAAGATAAGTATGAATCAATTTCTAAAAAGTTTGATGAAACTGATACAAATTATCTTAAGGAATACGGTTCACGTGTTGATGCAGAAAGAGAAAAAGCAAAAAATGCTCTTAAAACTGCGTTAGAAGCAAACGATGTGAATGCCATAGCTGATGCTCAAGATGTTTTAGCAAAGCTTTCAGTAGAAAAAGAAAAAGTTGCTTTAGCACAAGCTGAAAAAGAAGTGAAAGCTAAAGAAGCTGCTGAAAAGAAAACTGACGAAACACCGTCACAACCACAACCTCAAATATCACAAAGGGCTCAAAGTTGGGCTGAAGATAATGAATGGTTTGGCTCTGATAGAGTAATGACCTCAGCTGCTATGGGTATCCATGAGGATCTGATACAGCAGGGAATTGACGCAGAGAGTGATGAATACTATAATCAAATAAACAAACGTATGAAGGAGTATTTCCCTCAAAAGTTTGCTCAGAGTTCTACGGAAGAAATACCTACCAAGCAACCCGTCCAAAACGTAGGTTCAGTTAGTAGAAGATCTGGAGGACGCAAGTCTGTGAAACTCACCAAATCACAGGTAGTTATCGCTAAGAAATTAGGGGTGCCACTAGAGGAATA